GTTAACCGCCATCGCGCCAGTATTTGCGGGATTAAGCGGATCGTAGTCAAGTGGATATGTTGCCACCCCACCAGCAAAAGAGTACTGACTAATGCATGGTAGCGGATAGGGGTGCATCGGGTTGAAGAGATGTTCCAAAAGTTGTAATTCCCACAGCTCGGTCGTGCCAGACAGCTCACTGTATAATTTGCGTAGGGAATCGGACACGCTTTTCATTTCCGTGATGGTAGCGTTCCGCGCTGCGCCCATCAAAGTGTCTTTGGCCCTATCTTTCTGGATCAACGACTTCTGGAAAACATTCTTTGTTTTGCTGGCTTGATAGCCTTTAGTGCCTCGGTTTTTCGGTTTGCCGTTTTGGGTCGAACCCTGCGGCTGGGCGTTTCTCGTTTGATTTTGCATATGGTTTTATATGCCCCCTCACAGGCGTTGGGGGGTGGGGGTGCTGGGTTACCTGTTCCCTGAGCGCCTCCCAAAGTCGCCATACGCGTGCCACCGCCCTGACGGGGTGCTGTGGGATGGGGTTTCGCCGCACCTCCCACACTTTGTCACCCACGCCGAAGCCTTTCTGGGTCGTCTCAACCACCGTGTACTTGTTCGTCAAATGAGCGTAGCGGGCACTGAAAGCCTCTGCTCCGTGTTCTAGCACACAAGTGATTCCCTCCAGGGCGCGTTCTACTGACATGGGCAAGCGTTCCACTGTTCGCGTGGTATCACCTTGGGCGTTACACACCCTTTCGTGTTGGCCATAGTCATACAATTCGTTGAGTTCTCCAATCTCAACGTCCATGGCTGGATAATACCACGCTGCTGTGGCTAAACGCATAGCAGCGACTTGCCTTTCACGAAAGGCTGCGCGCTCGAATGTCACGCCCCGGGCGGCGTCGGCCACCGTTTCCTCCGGCACTGTCAACCTGTAGGCCAACAAGCCCCTATTCGCCGCATACGCAGGCCCGATCTCCCCTTGCAAATGGGGGAAAAGACGCAACAAGGCCTCGCGGATGATGGGGATGTCTCGCCCACCACTGTACCAGAAATCCTCTCTGGCACGTAAAAACGTCAGGGCGTAGAGAACCGCCTTCTCTCCCCCAAACCCTTGGGGTACCCGTAGACGCAGCATCAGGCCCCGCGTCAAGTATCGCATGGGGCCGGCACACATTGTTGGGATTCCGGGTGTTTCCGGAGCCGGCGTCTCCCCCTCATTCGGTTGCCGCCAGTAAAAGAATCGCGAGCAAAAGCTGGCTGCGGCATAATCATCATGAGTATCTACGAGGGACGGCTCATGTCCCCCGTCTTGGATGGCCTGTTTGTAAATGGCGAACAGTTTATGCATATGCAATGGGGAAATGAAAGCGCACAAGGAAT